TGTTCTCGGGGTACATCCACCCGGAAGAGCAGCTGAGGGTGAAGCATATGGTTGAGGAGTATCAAAACCCCACCGTTGCGGACCCCGTTCAGTCGCTTGAGCAGGCCAAGGGTGATATGCGCAAACCACGTGTCTCCAACGAGAACTGGTGGGCTGCGTATTCACTGTTGGCGCATGGTCACTTCCACAGCCCGACGTACACACGTTCGTCAGAGATGGTAGTCTCTGCGTGGATCAGGAAGACAATGGAGGCCGACAAGGTGCGGCGTGTTGACATCGCGAAGGTACTTCCTATCGCAACGCGGATCGCGTTTGTCCCCACTGATATGGACGTTTTGGCCCACAAGGTCGATAACGCCCCAGCAGTAAGGAGGCAACACAAGAAACGTGACATGAAGTACTGGAGCGCATGGTTCAGCATGCGACGTGGTCACTATGATAGTGACCATTAGGGATGCCCGGTGAGTGTACCGGGGAGGGATGGACATGAGTCCATAGCACCTAACCCTCCCAGTTTGGCGGTATCACGCATTCAGGGTGTTCAGACACGCGTAAGACGCACTTTCTTGGTGGGGCAAAAGATGTCCCCGCCGCGTCAAATCTACGCATTTAATTCATCTTTACAAAATCTCGTCACGGGAGTCAAAGAACGTGTTTTCTACGTTAAAAACGAGCACGGAGAGTTTGTGCGGCCACCTCAGGCCGCACCGGGCGTCTTTGAAACCCGGCTAAGTGACGTTCGCAAACGCATCTTGGGGCGCTGTCATTACGTTTCCCCGGTGGAACGAGAGGATTATCCTCTCCTGTACACGGGCAAAAAGAGAGCAGTATACCAGATAGCCGTAGAGACCTTGCGATGGAGGGATCTCTGCGCGCGCGATTTCCAGGTCAGTATTTTCACAAAGACCGAGAGAACACTTAAGCCAGGCGCAGTACCACGGATCGTATCGCCAATGAGTCCGGAAGCAAACCTAGAAACGGGTCGGTTCGTGAAGCCGATGGAACACCCTATACTAGAGGCGATCGCTGCAGAGGCAGGGCACCAAGTTGTGATGAAAGGTAAGAATGCATCACAGGTTGGATCGTGTCTTGCGCAGCACTGGGAGGAGATGGGAGGCACAGGAGACTGTGTGGCTATAGGATTGGATGCGTCGAGATTCGATCAGCATGTTGGGGTTGAAGCGTTAAGGTTCGAACACACGTTTTACCCCCCATTGCTCAAGAGTCCGTTGGATAGACGACGTTTGGAGTGGTTGCTTAGTAAACAACTGAACACCAGTGCTTTTGGCCGAACAGCTGAAGGCACTGTCAAGTATGATGTTGAAGGCACCCGCCTTTCAGGCGTAATAAACACCGGGCTTGGTAATTGTATCTTGGCGTCATCCATGTGCATGGCCTACTGTGAGGGAAAGAACATCCGTTATCGTCTCGCCAATAACGGGGATGACTGTGTGTTGTTCATCCATCGTAAAGATTTGGTTTCTTTCTCCACAGGACTCAAAGAGTGGTTCAGGGACATGGGCTTCACAATGGTAGTTGAAGACCCAGTGTACGAGCTTGAGGAGGTCGTATTCTGTCAGTCGCAGCCAGTGTTTGATGGGAACTCGTGGACTATGGTCCGCGATCCTAGGACGGCACTTGCAAAAGACTGTGTGTCACTGAAACCTTGGCATAGCGTCAAGGGGTTTGAGAGCTGGATCAAAGGGGTTGGAATGTCGGGCACGTCACTGGCGGGCGGCATTCCAATTTATGACTCTTTCTACAAGGCATTTGTACGTGCTGGAAAAGGGAGAGCACCCCGGAAAATCACTGCAGAGGACGGAGGGCTGTACTGGCAATCCCACGGGATGCACAGGAGGGGCCTGCCCATTACTGATATGGCCAGGTTTTCCTTCTGGAAGGCTTTTGGCATACCTCCGGACATGCAGATCGAACTCGAAAAACACTACTCACAAACCACCCCTTCTTACACACCACCCCAGGATGTAGGAATGTCGTATCCCGTCTGGGATCACGATTACCTGGAGTGTTAGTTCCACAGGCTGCGGAGCATACAATACCGAACCCCAGAGCACACTGGGTTAACAAAGCATTGGGTCGTGTTGAACAATGGACCAAACCGGTGCCACAAGGCTTAATACTTCCGGCCCTTCGGGGATAGGCCAATTTCGGGGCGTGTCTGCCCTATCGAATGACGTCTATGCTAAACAAAATGCCGAGAGACTGCACGGCTCCGCAAGCTAGACACAGCTTGTACAACACGATGTACAGTCCCGCTAGTGGTGGCGGGATCCAATACTCACCACTTTTCAAAATTCCTACAACAATTAATTACAATTTTTATTCAGCTACTGTCATTATCAAATATGCCGGCGAAACAGAAGAACAAGCAAGCAGCGAAGGAGATCACCGTCAAGCGAAGCGGGGGGAAGAAGCGAAACAACATCCAGCTTATCGTAGCCCCTACACCACGGGCAGTGCGGTCGACAGTTACTTCCTCCCCGGTGCGGCGACAAGAGATGGTGATTCCGGTAAAGAAAACAACCGACAAGGCCCAAGAATTCGTTTTACACCCCAAAGAGATCCCGTGGTTCGGGGGGATAGCCCCCTCTTACCAGCGGTGGGGGATGCAAAACCTCAAGGTGTGGTACGAACCGAGGGTGTCGACGTCGACAAACGGGACCATCTCGATGGCTTTCCTGTCGGATTTCAAGGACGATACCCCGACCTCGTTCCAGTCACTAACCTCGATCAAAGGGGCAGTGCGGGGCGCACCTTGGGACAAATTCACGCTAGCTTGCCCAAAATACCGAGCCTACGACTACACAAAAGATCTGAGCCTTCTCTCAAATGAGGAAAAGAATGACCGCGCTGTCGGTCGAATCGTTGTCATCGCTGACATGGACGACGATTTCTCAGCAAGTAATGTGGTTGGTAGAATTTTCCTAGAATATACTCCTGTGTTCATCGACCCAATCGATCCGACTCTGCAAGGGGTCAAGATGATTGAGGCTGGTACAAGCACTTAGGTGCCTGCCGCCCAACCCTCCTACGATTTCAATCGACAGTTTGTCACAAGCAAACCTTCATCGATAGGAGACGTGGCGGGTGTGGGTGGCACCATGGTTCTTGGCAATCCGTCGGCCCCTAACATTTTGCGATACGAGGCGAC